AAACTGGTCCCAGGCATTCTTCTGCTGTAAAGCAATAGTTGCAGTCATTTAAGTTTGTCCAGGAAGGAGTATGAATACCTCTCCCTATTACCTTTGATCCCCCAGCCCAGCCAGTAGTAGGTTGAGTTCATGTAATAGGGGAGTTGTTGGTAAGGCGTTTGAAATTCAGCAAGCTCGGCACGAAACCGAAGCTCGTTAATCATGTAACGGGTTTGACCTTTCAAACTGCTTGGATCGCATCCGTATCTTTTACAGAATCTGCCCAAACCATGATAACGTCTGGGCGATGTCCATTGGATTAAACCGTACCCACCACGAAGGCAGCGATCGTAAGGAACGATAGCACCACCCTCGCAGACATTGGGACGGAAGTTTGATTCCTGTTGAATGTTCCCCATGATGACTGCCAGGGCAACAGGATCTGTAATATCCGCTTTAACTTGCAGTTGTTCTAGAACGTATTGTTGCGCTGGGGTACAGGTGGGACATTCAATCATAATAATCAGAACTTATATTTCACACCAACTTTGGTGCCGTAGGAGTTAACAGTGTCAGCAGCGAAACTGATTTCACCGTACACATCAAGTTTCTCACTTGCAGCAACCGAGCCGCCAGTCTTGCCAGTGAACTTGGTCTCTGCTTCACCGCCATCAGGCGAGACCACAGAAGGACCAGCTTGGATGTAGTAGCCAAGCACGCCAGAGGAACCTTCGTAACCAACGTGGAAGTCGGTCACGGTACCGCTGTAGTCAGAACCGGTAAAACCAGAGTTAGCTTCCACATTGGCATAAGGACCAGCGAATGCGGGAGCAGCAGCAATCAGGGTTGCGGGGAGGATAGCAAGGATTTTCATTTCTTAATTTTGAGTTTAGTACGTTTAGCAGTTTTAGCGGAGCGTTTGAAGTTAGCAGCCGTGGGCGCCCCTTTGGACCCAGGCTTTCTCATTTTTTCACCACTGCCAGCAGCAATGCGTTTGCGCTTGGCGTGGATGTTTGCATAGAGACCACGTTTTGCCATGTTAACATTTCCATTTACGGAGGGCAAGGGCTTTACGGGTGGGTCTGCCCTTTGAATCTTTCATCGGTCCTTTGACACCAGACATTCTAGCACAGAAGGACCGCTTACGTGGACCTCCACCAGGCTGAGGAGCCTTGAGATTTGATCCAGTTTCGCGGTTGTATTTTTTTCGGCCAGCAGCAGTCAAGCCGCCGGACCGTGATTTGTGTTTACCGATCTTTAGGCTGACTGACTTTTTAGCCATTACTTTTTAGGTTTTTTGTTTTGGACTTTCTTACCAGTTTTAGCAGCCTCTTTTTTAGCAGCTGCCATACCAGCAGGAGTGTAAGAGTAGTGTTTCTTACCGACTTTAGGCATTACCAGATACCAGGAATAATTTGTCCAGTGAAAGCATAAGCACCGAACGCAGCCATGATACCCATCATAGCCAGGCGGCCGTTGAGTTTCTCAGCACGTTCGTTGTGGGGAACACCGTAGGGATGGTCAGTCATAATGAGGGGTGGCTCTTTGGCCCAGATGTTAGTGTCGTTCATTAGAATTTGAGTTCAGATCGTGCAAGTTTTTCCATCACATCATTACGATATGCTGGGTCACGATCATAACGGGGGTCGGACATTGCCCGAACTACTTCTGCTTGACTACGATATGTGTCAGCAGGAGCAGCAGCTTTACCTTGAATCATGTCACCTTCATAACCATTTGCGTCAGTGTAGCGCGCCTTCAATCCAGCAAGAGCAAGGTTGATGGCATCAACGTTACCTGAATCAACAACGTTGTCAAAGGCTTGGATCTCAGCTTGGCTAAAGTTTTGAGCAGCCCAACCAACGAGCTGTTGGTAAGCGGCTTCACCGCCTACAGAGTTTTGAATTTGATTGATCTGAGATTGAGAGAGATCAACTGCTTGTGGAGCATCTCCAGCAGGCAGCCCTTGCTCATACTTGAAGTAAGCTTGAATGAGTTCCTTGGAAGACATCTTCTCAAACTCAGCCAAGGTCTCAGCACTCAGTTCACCTTTCGACTCATATTCTTCCGCAGCCCGACTAATGGCGTCGATTTGCGTAGCATACTCAGAGGGTTCTTGCTGATCTTGAGCTTCAGGTTCCGACGTTTCTTGTTCTTGTGCATTAGAACCTAATTTCTTTTCAAGTTCGATGTAAGCTTTTTCAAGCTCTTGTGCATCTTTGTATTTACCAGCCAATCGGGCATTAGCCTGATTGATCATCTCTTCACCGATTGCCAATGATTCCGCTTGATCGGACTCCATAGCACCGACGACTTCGGGATCACCAGCTGGATCGTAAGATAAAATTTCTGCCATAGTTATTGCATTGGGGGAATGACATCCTCGCCCATTACCGCGTTAACAGTTTCACCTGCCATAGGGTTTTTAGACGGATCAGCCAAAGGTGATTTAAGTAGTTGACCTGCTTGTTGCATCATCATCTCATCTTCTTGTTGCTGCGCTGCATTTGCTTGTTCAGCTTCAAGTTGATCCATGGACTTCACAAGGTTCAGTACGTCGATACCCTGTGCAGCTGCCAGACGTTTGATGACTTCATCAGTGTTGATGTACTGCATCAGTGCCTCAGGTCCAAGTGTCTGAGCAATAGTCATGATGAAGGCAGTGAGAGACTCACGATCTTGACCGCGACCCAGTGCATTGATACCAGCAACAATAGTTGGATTAACCAGATCCTTAGGAATACGTGGGAGTTGTCCACTACGTTGGAGAACCAGCATCTTGCGGTTCAGGTAAGGGAGTAGGAACTCAACAGTCAGCAGGGAGAACAAGCCACCAAGCTGTTGTTCAAGCTCAAGCTGAGTCAGTCGAACCTCTTCAGCAGTAGTTCGTTCGGACTGTCTCACATTGAGAATGAGGAATGCCTCAGCCAAGCGGCGCTCAAGCTGTTGCATCATAGCCATAGCGGTGCTGAAGTCAGCTGTTTTGCCAACCTGAACAACACCGATGTCTTCTGGTCTGCCTTGAACGATTGCTCCGTTGCCTGCCTTCGCCAGCGTCTGGGCTTTAGTCGTGCTTGAGGGTGATACCACGAAGACGACCTTAGCGGCGGCTGCAGAGCCTTCTACGAGGGACTGGGAGAGTGCATTAAGCGACTTAAGATCTCCCAAGAATTCCTCAACTCTACCCCGTCCATAGTTTTCGCCATCGACAGAATTAAACCGCAGTACAAGCCAAGGACTAGCATCCTTTGGAGCTTTACTATCGGAGCCTGGAATCTTTTTACCATAGACTTCCTGGTGCCAGAGCCAACGATTGTTGTCTAGACGTACATGAGTATAAACTTCTGCATCATTGTCAGAAGAAAAACTCTCTTCCGTAACCGGAGGAGGTTCTTTCTTGATTTCTTCAGGCAGAAGATTTTTGTTAATCAGTTCTTTAGTTACGATCTCAATTACGTTACCGTTACCGTCTCTATCAACAACGTAGCGATTAAGTGGGTAGTGTTTCAACCCCTCCTTACCCATAAAGATAAGAGCGTTACCACCGACAACTAGATGCTTCAGAGCTTGGTGTACAACGACACGATCGCTAGAAGCAGCAATCGAATCCATAACCATACGCTCCATCTTGGCAAAGCTGAGGTCAAGCTCCGAACGGATCTCAGCAGGCAACTCTTCGCCTAGCTTATCATCACGTACCTGTAGCTTGAAGAACGTAGTCTGCGGAGGAAGCAATGACAGCATCAGTTTAGATGCCAGAGTCACTACACCTTTAGCGCCTACGGATTGCCAAGGTTGAATCAAGTTTTGATGGGTTGTTCTGTACTCATCACGTTGGATGAGGTAAGGAAGGGTGAGTTCTGAACACCTAACTGCTGTGTCAAGAAACTGAGAACGGTAACCAGATAGATGATCGTACCTGCTTTTAGCGTTCATTTAATTAACCAATGTTAAGACCACCACCGGTGCCACCACCGATGTTAAGGGGGATACGAAGTGCGGCAAGTCCACGAGACAAGCCTTTGACGGTACCGCGAGCTGAACGAGCAGTTCTAATACCAGTTCGTGATGCACCAACAGTGCTTTGAATTGGACGTGGGGGATCATCAGGCATCATAGCCTCAGTTTGTTCCCGCATTGCGTCGATTTGTAGTTGAAATTGACGGCGTTGCTCCTCTTGAGCAGCTCGCATGGCATTCATATCTGCCGTAGCTTGCCGCATAGCTTCCTGCCGTCTATGATGTTGTCGGCGTTGTGCGCCCATGATTAAGATTCCTCATCAAGTCTATTTTCTATCCACTCTAAAACACTGCGTTGACCAGCACGATACATGATCTGATTTAACGTAGTGTCAGGAGATGGATTGACAGGTGGAAAGACATCTTCTAGTTCTTCTAGGAGACGCCGAACAGTAAGCCCAAAGTTAGGCATACTGTGGGAGGTTTTGGTTTGCATGTTCAAAGAACGCTGGCATACGTGCTCGCTTAGTTTCTACAAGCTCAGGTGCTTTACCTTCATACATCAAGCGATCACTGGAATCCAGCCAAAATTTTTTGTTTAGATATTTATTGGTGTTGTTAGCCTTGAGAGGCTGCATCACCCAATTAATGGTTGCCTTGCGGAGCTTATCGAGAGAAGGGCTATAATCGAGCCCAAGCTCACGACATACCAGGCTATTCGTAGCAACGTGGACTTGCTCATCTCTGCTAATGTCAGCGGATACAGTCCTCAACGCCGCATCTCCCGTAAAACGGAAAAAGGGTAGGAGGACAAAGAAAATCGCACGCTCGGCAACCAACGCCTTGAGGATCGTGTGATCCGGATGAGCAATCCAAGCGTCGCGGAGGCGTTTGCCTTCCTCCTCAGCTTTCTCATCAACACCCATGGAGTTGGTAATATAACCCAGTGCAAGGTCGTGCTTGATTTCGTCTTGAACGTTGGACAGTAGGAGCGGCCGCGCCAGCTCTGGTACATCATGGTTGAGAGCATCCGAGATGAAGTCACCAACTGGCAGTTCCATGTGTCGGATAGCCAAGGCGCGGTAGATTACCTCTTCCGCACCTTCGGTCACCTTGCCAGCAGTTGTTTGGACAGGAGTCCAGGTTCTTTTTCTAGAAAGTAGTTTATCGTAAGGGTTCATTCGCCGCAATTACAATCAGGAGCAGGATCATTAAGGAGTGACTCCAGGTAATCGTCCACTTCCGACTCGTCCAATGCGGCATACGCGCTGGTTTTGTCCTGTGTGTCACCCATTACCTGAAGCGAATAATAAAGGGAGGTCTGGTCAGATGCCAGCCACTCTTCGATAAACGCTTCATCATAGGTGATCACGTCAGACCAACTATTGAAGCTATAACCGTGAAGAAGTCCCGTGCTATCCAGCATACGCATGATGCCGTTAGCCACATTGAGATATGCATCCCAGCCAACTTCCGATGCGATCTCAACAGGACCGTAATCGTAGCTCTGGACGCCAAACGTGCCACTGTCGCGGTCTACTTGACGGGCGATAGGGGGTGCAATCTCTGGGGTGGCAGTGTAACCATCGGGGTCTTTGTACCGATAGCTGCATGAAGCAGTAGGAGCAATAGCGAAGGCACGATCCATGTTGTTAACTCGTGCAATCGACGCAGCTTGTGCAATACCACTTTTAAATTCAAGGGCAAGGGTGATGCCAGGGGTGAACTCAGTAATAGCGTCGCCACTATTGACGACGGCAAGAGCTTCACCAAACTCTTTATAGCTTACGTTGTACCTTCGTAGGAGGTTGGCAAGTCCAAGTATCCCCAGTCCAACCTGTCGATCTGTTTCGGGTGGCAGGTACTCTCCAGACTCTCCAACACCTGTCCGGCCATGGAGACTGCACAACTCGGACATACCTGCAACGAAAGCCGGTGCGATGTCTTCGACGTTACAGGCAGCGAGATTGATATGCTGCAGCAGGCAAGTTCCTCGTGACGGCAAGTAAACCTCAAGGCAGACGTTACCACGGATT